ACACAATTATTGTCATTGTGACAGATAGCGAAATGGCACGAAGCTATATCGCAAAAAGCAACCGCACACCGGGAAAGAACAGTAAATATCGCGCCGCATGGGAGAGAAAAGCCGCACTAGCGAAAGCTGTGAATGACTTGATTCCTTCTGGATGTGAGCTGCGCGTAAATAAGGTCAAGGCTCACTCTAAGTCGGATGGAAAGCGGAGTTATGTAAACAATCTTGTGGATAAAGCCGCTTATAAAAAGCTTCAAGAAGCTAGAAAGAAGGCCGCATGAAGCTCATATCCCTAGCCCTTATAGCAATCCATCCGGTTACGGAATGGTTGGTTGATTATCAGTTTATTTGTGTGAATTAGGAGAAAAAAATGAGTACGCAAGTTGTAACAAATGGTGCTGCGCCTCCGCCTGTTGTGGTCACACCAGCCAAACCAAAGCCTGCAAGCAAGCTAAAAGCCGTTGCGCCCAAAGCAGCCGAGCCAAGCAAGCCCAAGATTCTAATCTTTGGTAAGCCGGGGGTTGGTAAAACATGGGCATCTCTGGATTTCCCTTCTGTTTATTACATAGATACAGAAGGCGGCGCAGACCTTGGCCATTATACCGATAAGCTTACCAAGGCTGGCGGCATGTATTTCGGTATTGAGCAGGGCAGCCTGAGCTTTGATGCAGTACTTGAACAGATACAGGCGCTGGCCACAGAAGATCATGGTTATAAAACTGTAGTCATCGACAGTATTACCAAGCTGTTCAATCTTGAAGTGTCAAAAGAGGGTGACCGCCTAGGCGATAAAAACGCATTCGGCGCGGATAAAAAGCCAGCCATTTCATATATGCGCAAGCTTGTAAGCTGGCTTACCCGCCTGGACATGAACGTCATCATGATTGCCCACGAAAAGCCGTTGTGGGGTATTGATGCTAAGGGTGAGCGCGCTGAAATTGGCGTTACGTTCGATTGCTGGGATAAGCTGGAATACGAACTTCATCTTTGCCTAAATATTATAAAACAAGGCTCTGCTCATAAAGCGCGTGTACGCAAATCCCGCTTAACTGGCTTCCCTGACGCAACCGTTTTCGATTGGTCATACGCAGTTTTTGCAGAGAAGTACGGCAAGGACATCATGGAGAAGCAGGCTGTTGCAATCCAGTTGGCTACACCAGAACAACTGGCAGAAGTAGATCGCCTACTAGAAAAGGTGCGTCTGTCCGACGCAGACCGCAAGGACAAATGGCTTACAGAAAATCGCAGCAATTTGGCTGAGCTTGAATCGCGCATAATTGAAGATGTTTTGAATCACTTAAAAGGAAAATTAGCATGAAAGTAACACCCAAAACCGAAGAACAAATCTCACAGGAAAACTTACTGCCTGCTGGCATCTATCCATTTGAGATCATGGAAGCTATAGATCAAATCAGCAAATCAAATAATGAAATGATTAAGCTGTCTATCCGTATATGGGATGCTGAAGGCGGTGAGCGATTTGTATATGACTATTTGCTAGATAGTATTGCCTACAAGGTGCGTCATTGCGCTTATGCATGTGAGCTTTCTGAGCAATACGAATCCGGTACGCTTATGGCTTCAGATTTCATAGGTAAAACTGGCTCCTTGAAACTCGGAATCCGCAAGGATAAGAGCGGTCAATATCCTGACCAGAATCAAGTCAATGATTACATCGTGAATGAGCATGCTACCGGGGTAATTCCTGAGTCTGTTCGTAGCGATGAAATCCCATTCGGTTAATGCCATGTCAGCCATAAAAGCAGTACTTGTAAATTACAAACGCATTCCCTCGCGCAAGGCCTTCCAGATCATTCTGGAAGTGCCTGAGGAGGAGCAAAAACAGGTTCACGATGTCCTTGGCTATCCAACATCCGGTGAAAGCCTATGGGTTGGTGTTGCAAAAATTAGTCTGGAAAGCACTGAAAGCTAGGGAGGCAAACATGAGAACCTACATCATAGCAAACGGAACTGTACGCTACGTAAAAGATCATGGCTGGCATAACCAGTACAACAGCCAAAAGGTGCATGGAAGCTTTGATTGCAAATTTAAGCTTATCCGCTTGGCGCTAGGCGCTTTGTGGAAATGGTGCGGAATACGGGTTTTGAGGTAGCGATTTGAGTGCCCATTAGTGGGCTAATGTAAATGCTCAGTAGGGTAAATATGAAAACGATAGATATAAAATGGAAAGACCAAGTTTATACAGCCATAGTAGATGATGGCGCACATGAACTTATTGCCCGTCATACTTGGTATATTATGTTTTCTGGCGTCAATAAGAAGCCCTATGCCTTCGCTGAATTGTACAGCATGAAAGATGGTGAGCGCATTAAGCGAATGTTCTACATGCACCAATTTGTTGCTGGCAGCTTTACGCAAATAGATCATGTCAACGGAAATAGCTTAGATAATCGCTTCGAGAATTTACGGCCAGCAACTTATCAAGAGAACGGTTGGAATAAACCGAAGAATATGAACCGCCGTAAGGATGGGCGCATACCAAAATCACAATATAAAGGCGTTCGTCCTGCACCAACCAAACAACATCCTATTCGCTGGCAGGCTTACTTTAAGTTTGTTGAACCTGGCAAACACAAATCTACCGGGAAAATGGTTTACCTTGGTTATTACGATACCGAAGTTGAGGCTGCAAAAGCATACAATGAAGCAATTGTGAAATATCGCGGTGAGTTTGCGTGGATTAATCCACTGCCAGAAATCAACCAAGCCAACGCTACAAAGGGGTGATTGAAGAATGAAAATTACAAACTTAATAGCGCTTCCATTCGGGCTAGTTGCTGATGCCGTAACATTAGGTGAGGCTGGTGTTACGCGCCGCATATTCAACGATGAGCGTAACGAGCGAGAAATTGAAGCTATCCGCGCAATTGCAGAGGCTCTAAAGGCAAAGGGCGACAAATGACACAACCGACAGTCGATAAATCACAGCGCCCGAGCGTCACTATTCACGCCCAAACTGCAACCAGCATAGGCATTGAGATTCTAACCAAAGAAGGTGGTGCGTGGATCGTTGTGGAGCATGAAAGCATAACAATCGCTCCTAAGAACCTTGAAGTGGAAGTAAAGCCATGAGCAAGGTTGATGGACTGATAGTAGCGTTATGAACGACACAGAAATTAGAGCACTGGAGGCTATTTTGGAAGATTTGAAAACTGAACAAGCATTCCAAGGCGTAGGCAAGAGGTACTATCTTGACCACGCGATTGACGATCTGCGCACGATTCTTGATTCTGCAAATAAAGCGGCCAATGCGGTTGAAATGGTGCTGGCCACGAGAGGAAAGCTATGACTACGAACGACACGAACTCCGGTACTTGCACTAAATTCCTAGCTGTTTGGTGGTCTACACATAAAATTACCGCCGTGCAAATAGAGAAAGAAACCGATTCTAGCGTTTGGCATAATGGGAGGCGCTGCAAGAAGCGTACAGAAGAAAGCGGCTATTTTGATTCTTTTGCAGAAGCTAAAGAATTCCTTGTGCAATTTGCAGAAGAGAAAGTGCGTGTAGCGCGCCGAATGCTTGAACTAGCTAACTCTCAGCTTGGTAACGCCAAGGGTATAAAGGAGCCTGAGTAATGGATACGAGCTTGATTGTAGGTGAGTTTTACTTGCCAAAAATCCCTAAATTCATTCGCCGCATTGAGGATGATTTCCCCGTTCCCTTGGGTGAATTAAGCGGGGAGGAAATTGAGGCCATCTGCAAAGAATGGCGTAACCAGCTTTATAAATTGGCAGAGATTCAAGAGCGTAAAGGGACAACCTTTGCCCACCTGCCGCCAAGAAAAGGAAAAGCAAATGACTGGTAATTCGGTATCCCTATCGCTGAACCGGATACCGCCAATACGCTTTACTGGCAGGGACGCACAAGCCCACACGGATTTCTGGGATTGCGACTGTGGAGCGAGGCTTACGGTAATTCAGTATTGCCGTAGAGAAAATGTAAATCACAAGTGCAAAGCCAAGGATAGGGTATGACCACAGAACAAGAAATACAGAAAACGCTGATTAATTTAATACGTTGCGAGGCTATCGAAAGCCCTGCTGATGATGAATATGAGCGCGGCTGTAACGCTGGTATGCGCCGAGCGATTGCGATTATAAAACAGTTTAAGGGGGATGCCTCTACCCGTAAGGATGAGCACTGCACGGAAGAAGGAAGTCAAACAGAACTCGTGAAAGGAGTTACATCCCCCGCCAAATGCCATGGTGATGATTGCATATACTTATACCCAGAGCGAGGGACTGAAAAGTGTCGGGGAAATTGCTTCATCGAAAAGCAAAGTGAGATTTCGGTGAATTACGAAGATTTGTATTACGACAAAGTGCGCGATGGGGATTTGTGGCAGCACCCACTGATGAGTGCGTTAATGGCAGTCTTAAAACGCGATGGCTACACGCCGATGAGTAAAGACACGCAAATCTGTTTGGTGAAAGCCGCTATAATGGCGACTGCACCAGAGCCGGTGTCCGTATCGCAAAGCCAAATTGAGTTGATGGCAGATACTATGGCTCGAAGAAAGGGGCTGGCTTATGCGACAAAGGGTAAAACTCAAGATGAACGCGATAAGAACCGTTTTAAGATTGAAATCAAGGCAGCACTAAACGCGGCGGGGGTGAAACATGACGCTTAAAGAAAAAGTACAAGCATGGCTTGATGAATATAATGATCTTAATGAAAGTGCATCAGGAATACCGTTTTTTGAGGGTAGGAGCTTAGCTGATGCATTGCAATTAATTTTAGACGAAGCCGCCAAGAGTGCCAATCAACCAAATGAGCGCGGCGCAGAAATTAGCACCGGGGCGCAAGAAATGGAGGCGGCGCGCACTAAACAGCCGGATGAGTTGAGTGCGGATTTGATATTCGGGCTGCTCATGCATTATTACACGCGACCATACGGATCCACTTCACAAGCAATGGATGAGGCTGCAAAAGAATTGGCTAGACGCATCAAGGGACTCAAGCGGGAATCCATTGCCCCAAGTGAATGGTATGCGCAGCGCCATGATAATAACGATGGCGATATAGAGTTCCACGCCTACGGGCCAAAAGAAAGCTTTGTGGTTTTTGAGGGGGTAAATGCCAAAGCTGACTGCGGCGCATTCATGAAAGCAGTGGGAGGCACGTTGCATGACGGCAGGTGATAGAAAAAGAAATGACCGCTGCCGCAATAAAGTGTGTGCCTGCACAGGGGAGTGCTTTGTAGATGATGGCACAGGTGACTTTGCTAAGGGTAAAAAGCGGGGATTATCTTATCCTCGCCAGTCGTTGGGCTTGGATGAGTTTTGCGACCTGTATCTCGTAACGCCCAATGAAAGAAACATGCTTATAGACTACCTGAAACTTATAAGAAATCGACAGCTTGATAAGCAGAAGATTAATCAAATAGAAGATGGGGGTAGTAATGGCTAAGTGCCGCACAGAAGGCTGCGATACTCAAGTTTCCCCGCATCAGTGGAATGGGTATGACCTTTGGTGCAAGGCATGCCACATCAAGGCTCGTTTTCCTAACGGGTCGCCATCATACGAACAGCAAATGGCAACTAAGATTAGAAATTTTCAGAAGCGCGTTTTCGCTGATGGCAGAGCCGGAAGGATTGAATGATGAGATACGAATCTAAAGATGGAGATAGCAATGTATGACGACCCGCCACTACGATGCCGCCATTGCGGAGACAAATTACCATGGCAAATGGACAGTATATCATGGGAGTACAACGGCAATGAATGTGATTTCTGTCGCAAAGAAAAGAGCAATGAATCAAACGATGAGGAGGGTAAGTGATTACATATCCGCAACCAATTATTACCGTAGACCAGACTATTCGCCTCGTAGAGTTGGCGGTATCAAGTAAAACTGTGGAGTTAGAGCGGGCTGTTGCAATGGCAATTCAGAGCATTGTTAAGCCTCCCATGATTTACGAGGGTGATATTGATATCAATATGGACTTCAAACATCCAGGAGCCGAGCAATGAATAACGCCACAATCTACATAGGCGCTATTATCGCAATAACCGCGCTGGAATTAGCATTAATGGTAAAATTTATGGGCAATACAGGCAGGGAGAGATAACCGTGAGCTTATTTCTAACACCAGAAGAAATAAAACAGCTGACCGGAAAGGAAAAGCGCAATGCTCAGATACGCGCGCTTAACCAGATGGGCATTGTTCATAAAGTCCGCGCCGATGGCAGTCCTGTGGTGTTAGAGTCCCATGTAAATAAGGTGCTTGGCGGCTCTGTTCAAACAAAGAATAAAGAAGCCGAACCTAACTGGGGGGCAATGCATGCCTAGAAAACGCAAAGCGGAGAATAAAGGGTTTCCGCAAGGATGGCGTATTATTGGTAATTCAATCTGGTTTAATGTTCCGCATGGATTAGAATCGGAATGGGATGGTAAAAAGCTATTTAAGCTGGGTAATAATGCCACGGAAGCATATGCTGAGTGGGGCAAGCGCGTTAAAGCCCCTGAGCAAATCAGGACAATGAATCAGGTCTTTGACCGCTATTTAAATCAGGTGATTCCTACTAAGGCTGCGGCAACTCAGGACACGCATATAAGGGCAATTAAGAAGCTTAGGCCTGTTTTCGGTCATATGCTACCCGCAACAATAAGGCCACGCCATGCATACCAGTATATAGATAACAGGGGATTTTTGGCTGTTGGCAAACTGGAGATAGCAGTACTACAGCACTCGCTTTCTGAAGCTGTGCGGTGGGGTGTGATAGATTATAACCCGATCAAGGGGCAGCTGCGCATTCCCTCCCCCAAACCACGCAGGCGCTATGTTGAAGATTGGGAACTTGCCGAGTTTCTTACTCTGGAAGCCAGGAGTGGCGATTGCGCCATGCCTATGATTAGGGCTTATGTGAAGATAAAATTACTTCTTGGACTGCGCCAGGGAGATATTCTCAGGCTCAAGGAAAGTGATATTACTGAGGAAGGGATACTTGTCACCCCGCATAAAACCGAGAAAAGCAGCGGCAAATCTGTTTTGTTTGAATGGACGGACGATTTACGCGAAGCCGTAGCAGAGGCAAGGCAAGTTAGACCCGTTGATATATCGCCATGGCTGTTTTGTAACTTTAGAGGACAGTGCTATTGGAAAGAACATAACGGGCGAGCATCGGGATTTGAATCCATATGGGGTCGCTTCATGGCAAGAGCTATTAAAGAAACCAGGCTAGAAACTCGCTTCATGGAAAAGGATTTGAGGGCAAAGACAGCCAGCGATGCAGAAAGCGATGACCGGGCAAGCGAATTGTTGGTGCATTCCAATAAGAAAACCACGCAACGCGTTTACCGCCGCAAGCCCAATAAAATAAAACCGTTAAGGTAATTGAATAGTAGTTTTTTGGATGAATAGTAAAAACGGGTTTTGGTCATGACCCGGTACACAAGGGGAAATGGTGCTGCTGAGGTTAATCGAAAACCCGACCCCGTCATTACCAATATCCAAGTCTGTACATTTTTTGTGTGTAATAATACAATGTGATAACAATAACAATTCTTACTTTTTAAAAACATTAACAATGCCAAGAAAACCGCAGAAATCCTTGGTGTGCTTTGGTCGAATAGTAAGACTTTAGGTGCGCTGAAATAACAAGAAAGTGATGATATGACCGAATGGGAAAAATTTAGAGCATGTGCCGCAGCCCGCAACTTAAGGGTGATTGCTAAAATGATCGAGGCTATGAAGGCCAAAGATCAAGCATCGAACAATACGGAGATCAGGCAGAAGTGCGATAGTTGTGGGCGGGAATTGGTTGTTACCCATGCCAACGATGTGCCAACTAAGCTTATGGCTTTTTACTGCCCATGCGGACAATCGACTAAGACTTCGTCTGCCGCAGAAGAATAGCTATTAAATAACGCTACACCTGTAGTTAACATTGGCAAAGAAACAATTAGGTGTACATGCCGCCAGTGACAGAAGCGCAGCGGCCATCAGAATATAGGGTATAAGGAAACGCAGCCTGTATTTCTTCTTGCGGCAATGTCTGATTACTTCAATCATTTTACCCCCTTTACACGCTCAAAAGTTCGCATACCGCCAAGGCCTAACATGCCCATAAGCACCGTGTTAAGTGCGTCCATATCAAAGGCAGGAAGCGCTACGATTATGCCATTAGCAGCCAGAACAAAGGCCAGTAAAGGCTGTAGGACAAAGTGGTAGGCAAATGCTACGCCGCAAGTCCAGCCAATGAATGGCCTCCACCTGGATGAGAACTTATCCCCGCTGGCTGCCTCAATTTTGTTGATTTCCGTTTGTGCTTTAGCTAGCTCGGTTTCAGCGGTAAGCTCTGCCAGTTCCCCCGTTTGCTGCATTTTAAGCAGTTCAAGCTTGGCTGCGTCCCTTTGATTAGGATCAGGCCATAAGCGGTCTATTAGCTTGCCGCCTATGTCAAATACAGCCGTTAGCGGGTCTATAGCCATCACACATCCTTATAAAACACATGAGCGCCTATTTCTGCGCATGGCTTTTTACCCTCTGCCCATGCAGGGGGCTTTTTCATGTTCTTTACGAAATAATGCGTAGCGCCGTTTGTAATGTCCTCCAGGGCGTCATTATTAACCAATGAGGCAATATGCAGCGCTATCTGAAATTGAGGATCAGCGTCAGTAACTGTCAAAAGCTTAGGCAGATTAGGGTCGTTTTCATTCCAGCAGGAAAACTGCCATTTTTTACGGCACACACTTTCGATGTCTCTACCCCACCATGAAGGCCTATCAGCTCGGTTTACAATCACATTAGCGACGGCTTTCATGCCAAGGAAACCCTCACTCCTTGCTTCGCCCCACAGGGTTCTAGCCAAAATATCTTTCATTTGTTTTTCCATACCCGATAGAGGTTCATCGCGTCATGCACCAGACGAATTGCTACAACAAAACAGCCAAGTATCATCGCAATGGCCTGAGCGCCCTGCGACACATCTATCAATGCGCCCATTGAGATTCCTAACCCGCCTACGCCATAGCTAGTGGCGCTTTCTAAAGATTCCTGCTTCATGCTATGCACACACCAGCCATACGATGCCCCCAATAATAAGTTCACAAAAACCTAATGCGCGGTCATCTTTTACGACAAGGCCAACGCCATAATAAACAAAAGGTATGAGTGGAATAAGAAACCACATGCCACCGCATAGTGGTGCCAGGGGAACAATGGCAAGATGCTTTATGCCCTGATGCAGGCATCCTCTGATACGATTGTCCTTAATCCATGTCGTGTATTTGGAAAGGTATCCGTCAACTTCCCAGCCATGCAGGGCAGCGCCAGCATCAGAGCTTCCGGCAATGGTGCGCCAGAACATAAGACCCGCCCATACAACTATTACAGACCAATCAAAACCCACCAAGGCGTGTGCCATAAGGAATGTTGCAAGCATGCGCGACAAAAGGCTTGATCGGATAAAGCCGAAGAAATCAGAGCCAGCGGCGCGGTTGAGAAGGGCGAAAAGTAACATATTGATAGGGGTTAACATCACGCATGAACCTCACACACACTAATCACTGACACGGCCCGCGTCCCGGTAGAGTTGTTTGTGTCTGTATTGGACGCATTTACGGCTATTGTGCCTGAACCGTTGTGGACAATGGCCTGTACCTTATAGGTGGTTGATGATGTGGTTGCAGGCTCATCAAGCCACTCAAGAACGACGGTGGTAATGGCTTGCGCTGCCGCTGTAAATGCACCAGCACCCGCTGCTGTCCTGCTTCCAACAGAAGTCGCTATCCCTATCGGTGTAGACCCCCTTACAAGCTGAAATGCACAAGATACGTTGGTTGGCGTACCAACTTGCAGTACAGCCCTTACAAGAACCTTATCTGACGCCGATTTCGGCGTGATGCTGACGGAAACACCTGTAACGTCCGTGTAAGAAGAACTAGAAGTAGTAAAAGGCGTCGTGGTCTGGGCCTGCTGAAAGTTAAAAAGCGCCCCCTGTAGTTCCTGCTGCACAAAAGCTGTGGTTGCAACTTTTGTTGTGTTATTGCCTACCGTTTGCGTGTTTGCATCGCAATCAGTAAAGGTTTTATTGGTAAGCGTCTGCGTAGTAGCCGTACCAACCATTGTAGTATCAGCATCCGGCAAAGTCACAACGCGAGTTGTGGCTGTGGTAAACCCGTCAACCTCAAAACGTGCAAGCTTTGTGGCATCAGATGACCCCTTAACTATGGCGGTTGTGTCTGCAAATGGAGCCGTGGCTACTACATTTGCTGGATTCAATAACTCATACTCGGTATCAGCCAAGCGATAACGCAAAACCATTTCATAGCCATCACCCGCTATATCACCAGGAACAAGAGCCTGTCCGCCGTTTTTGGTAATCGTAAGCGCCCCTAGAGCACTTGGATTAAAGGTTGGCGTAGTAGTGGCATTAGCTGCTGTTGCCCTGACATAGAATAGCTGTCCGTCCACTAGGGCTGTTACGGGGATTGTGTAAGAGGCCGTAATAGCATCTGCTGTGCCGCCGCCATCCACCCAATTAGCTTTTCCATCCTGTAACTGCGCAAAGCTGGAATATTGTGTGCGTGCCGTAGCATCGCCAACCCCTGTATGGCGATAACTAGCCATTGGAAGGTTTGCCGTTATAGTGGTTTGGCCATCCTTTGTAATGCAAGTGGACAATCCGGTTGCAAAACCGTTCATTTCATTATCCATGCGATCGGCACGGATTTTAATATTAGCCGCTGCATCATTGACCCAGTTGTATAATCGAACGAAAACACCTGATCCGTTAAAAGCCATATCAGCCCACCTTGCTTGTTATAATTTCGTAAACCTCATCAATCGTGCGCGGCTTACCTTTGTTGAAAAACACCTCTGGATTTGCTTTTGCTGCGTCTGGAAAGCTACGCGCTGCTATTGCTCTCTTGCCCAGCAGGCTTATGGCTTTGCTTGCGGCTGGCGCGCCCATAAAATGCGCAAAGTACAAATTCGCATCGCTTGGCTCTATGCCTTTATTCTGAAGTACACGGGCGTTATCCATTTTAAGCATTTCCATCATAGCCTCCTGAGCCTGTGGGTTGCTTTTGTCGCCGTATTTAATGCCGTTCTTGCGTCCCCATTTATCCACCGCGCTGCGCCATGTAGCATCCGTGAACTGATACAGGCCAGAGGCGCTGGAATTAGGGTTTTGTGCGTTAGGATTACCGCCAGATTCCGCCATTTTGATTTTTTCATTCAGCGGGTCAGCATTAGATTGCGGTTGTGCAGGAATCAGGTCATCAAAATTCATTGATGGGGTAGCAAGGGGAATGGGCTGCTGTGCTGGTATGGACGCAGCGCCGCCAATACCTATGGCAGGAGCGGTAACAGCGGGATTGGGAAGCAACACCTGCTTCGAGGTGACGGGATTCACCCTAGACGCAACCGCCCTGGCTACATCATCAGCTTTTGATAATTGCATGCGGCTTGCTAGATTTCTGGATGCTGCGCTGCCTGCGGCGGCTCCAGCTGTTGCTCCTAGCCCACCGCCACCCGCTCCCGTAACGATTGGAATCAACCTACTCCCAAAGGTTCGCAATAAGTCCGTAGCAATCCCGGAATTGGCAGCGCGTTCTATAAGCTTAAGTTCTTCCTTGGAATACCCGCGCGAATTTTTGGCATTGGTGAGTAGGTTTTTAAACCCGGTTTTAATCGCAGAAGCAGGGTTATCTGTTAATTCAGCCCTCTTGATTATGCGCTCTACATCACTGAGCTTGGCTTGCGTACTCCATAACTGCCTACCCCTTTTAAGCGCCTCAAAACCCTCTTTGCCGCCATCAATAAGGGTTTCATCTGCTGTGTCGATCATGTCACGCAAGCGGCGCTGTATGGTTAGAAGCTTCTGGCCGCTTTTATCTACCTGCCCAAGGGTAGTGAACCCATCAATTGCGTCACCTAGATATTCATCTAAATTCTGAGCATCTTTTAAGCTGAGGCGCGTATTTTTGAAGCTTTTAACAAAGTCCAATGCCTCTATTAGCTGAGGATTGGCAGGAACCTTTTTTCCCGCAACTGTTGCTGGCTCAATATCTTTGATTTCGTCCAAAAACCTATTTGCAAACCAACCCTTAAGAGTTCCACCCTTTTCTTCAGCGGTTTTATAGGCGACATTGGCTAGGCTTTTTATTTCTTCGGAAGTGGGTATTGCTGGTTTTTTTGAAGCTACACCTTGAACAACAGCGCCAGCCATGGGAATGATGCCACCAATGACACCACCAGCCATGGCACTGTCGCGGGATGCCTCCAATCGATTCTCAAGACCATCTCCACTGCCAAAACCAGCCACACCAGAGGACGCGGCACCAAGTAAAGCCGCTTTTCCAACACGCCCTGCGAGTCCGCCACTGCGCAAGCTATTAGCAAGCGCTTGCCCTGTTTTTGTTGCTGCTCCACTTACACCTGTTCCTATTGCTCCTGCCACATTTCCAGTTATGAAAGATGCAGGGTTTTCCTCTAATGCTTGTTTATTTTCGGTATCAATCGTTTTGCGTTCTTGGTTGTAAATATCACCAAGCGATTTATCAGCGAGGGTATTATCGTAACCCAGAGCCTTCGCTAAACGGCTGCCAGCATACATCACAGGTGAAGTTAATCCAGCCATTATTTCGTCACCGAAATTAGCCGTAGCCCCCTGTGCAGCGCCCTGAATACCAGACTCTATTTTGTTGTATTTGCTTTGTTTTTGCGGTATTAGGTCATCGAAGCTAACCATTATAGCCCCGCTGGATTTATGCCATTTTCTTGCAGCCGCTTCAGTACAGCCTCACGGGGAGCGCCTTTTGCTATGGCATCACGCGCTGCTGCCAATGGGTCTGCCCTATTAGGAATTGCTGCTTCCGGCATATTCTGTGGCACGCCAGCTTTTTGCTGCATACGGGCAAGCCCCTGCTGCATAATCGCCTTGTAATCCTCAGCAGCCTGTCGGAATCCTTCCTCACTGCTAGCCGCCTGCATGCGGGTTGCCGCCTGTGTAGCCGCTGCGCCTTCTGCGTTAGACAGCGCACCAAGTCCGCGCATTTCCTGAATGGAATCAAGGAACGCAGAACCCTGTACCTGCTTGAGCATTGCTTCTGAATCGGCAGTATCACCGGATAATGTCATAAGCTTGGAATCTATTGTTCCAATAGCGCCATTGAATCCAGGGGATGCTATGAGGTTGTCGATAAGCTGCATATTATTGGCGATTGTATCGGCATAGGAATTAACGCCCGTTTGAGCCGTTGCTACATCTTTAGCCCTGATCGTTTGCGCTTCTTTTTCAGCTTCAATTTTTGGCTGGTATTGCAGTTCAGCCTGCTTTTCTCCGGCCTTCTCGCCATATTTAATAGAGCCGCCTGCTTCAGGTACGCCTGCCATGGGTGATACCATTCCCGTTGCAGGATCAATGCCACGCCCTACGCCAAGACCTGATTTAGCTATTAAAGCAGCCTGAAGTGGATCAACGCCTAGCTTTTCAAGCCTATCAGCGAATTGCCCAGTAGCGCCACCAAACAAGGCGTTAGGAAATCCAATCTTAATAGCCTCATCTGCCATTGCAGGGTCTTGTGCAAGTGTTTGTGCTGCTTGCTGGCGATCTGTATTTGACAACGCCTTGGCAACCAATGCGGCACGGCTCTTGGCAAGATCACCTTCTGCCTGATCCGCCTGCGCCCCCTGATAAGCACCTATGCCACCAGCCAAGCCTCGCGCAAGCTGCTCTAATCCCGATTGTGGCACCGCAAAGCCGCTAACCACTTCAGTTTGCTTGGGTGCGCTCATAGCCTGTAATTGCTCTGCCATCTTGCGGCGGCGCTTAATCTCGGCTTCCTGATTCGGATCAAACATCTGGGCTTGGGTAAACTCAACCATTACACAGCCCTCATTTCTACGCCAAGCATGTCGTAATTAACGGCCTTGTACCCGTCAATCTCGCTAACCGCTTCCGGCATGTATTTTTCAACATCCTGCGCCATAACGCCGATATATTTGCTGTCAGAGCCGATATAATTAAATTCATAAAGCTGATGACCGTTTTCGGTGCCAACGGGGGTGATATTGTCCTTAAGATTGGCATCAGAAAAAAGCGACGCTATAGCAGCGCTACCTGCCTTGCTTCCAAGGAAGCTGCTTCCAAGCTGACCGCCTACGTTAAAAAGCGTGTTTGTCATGGAGTTGTTTCCGGTGACTTGTGCGTTATATTGCCCAAGCTGGCTTTTATACTGGTTATTGACCAAACCAGCATAATCTACGGGCGCGATATTGCCCTGCTGAGACGATGCAAATTGTGGGTTCTGAATTTGTGTTCCGGAGGTGAGTGCAGAATATTCATTAAGCGGAGCATTGCGCTGCGTTGTGTATTCCTGAATACCCTGATTCCTGCGTTGTAAGGCTGCTGCAAGTTCTGCATTCCCGTACTGCTGGCCACCTAATACCGCCTGCTGACGCGCATCATTTTTGGCCTGGTTGAAACGCTCAATCTCAGTTTTATAAGCCTCCGAACCAACGCCAATTCCCTGATTAACAAGCCGTGTGCGCAGGGCTTCTTCATCTCTCTGAAACTGCGGGTTAAGCCTTGCCATAAGGGCTTCTTCAGCCTTAGCTGCTGCCGCTGTCTGATCTTGCTCACCGTATGAAGGAAGCCCCCCAAAGCTGAATGGGGTGCTCACTGCATTGGTGATACGCCCTAACTGGTCAAGACCTAATTGCGCTGTACCCAAGTCGCCCTTTTGCGACATCTCAAGCAGCTTTTGCTGCTCAGGCGAAAGCTCTGTACGGCTTTCATATTGAGGGGTTCCCGCTGCGCTCGTACCGCGCTGGCTGAATATCAAATTACCATAAGGAGTGTACTGATTGACCATGCCCAATTCAGCATTGGCAATCGCAGTTTCCTTATTCATTGCGCCCTGGGCTTGTGCCGTAGCTACCGGATCGGGTGCGGCTGGTGCGGCTGGTGCTTTTTTACCCATGCTTCACCCACCTGCACTCAGATTTAAGCATGCCAAAGGTCATAGCGTCACCCCCATCAACATAAGCTGATCGGTGTGTGCCTTCGTAAATAAAACCTAGTCTTTTGAGAAACATTTGGACCCCTTCGTCTTTTGCAGAACAAAGCGCCTGTACTCTTTTCAACCGGAGTTGAGCGAAGGGGTAATAAAATAGCGCATTCAGATTATGCCGCGTACACCATCTTTTGTCAACGCTTGCTATGCTCATTTCAATCAGCAAGGGCTGGTTTTTGTTATCGGTGGTGTATTTATTATAAACGATTGAGGCGATGATTTTGCCTTCATGCTCTACGCCTATAGCTACCGCTGGCTGAAAGGCATTTTCATCGTTTGCTAATTTAAGGCCAGCCCACCTGCAAAGGGCATCGCTCTGGTCATAAACCAGCCTCACAAAACGCCACCAAGCTCGTATACAAAATCCGTAGAAACCCACTTACAGGTTATGTTTATTGTGCTTGTAACCACGCGAATGCCACCCGAATAACCAACGCCAGTAACCGTTTGCCAGTTTTTGATAATGTTATCGCCGCGTGTCCAGCTTGCTATATCCCATTCGGCAACGTCCCATTCGCTACCAAGATTATCTGTGAAGCTTGGAGCCGCCACTGTTCTGTTTTCAGCAAAATCAACATTAAGCAAAACTGCGGGGCTAATAACGCCATCGCTAATAAAAACGCAACGCGCCATAGTCCATTTCTTAATGCCAGTTTGATTACCAAAATAGCTATATGCCTGCTGCGCCACTGCATTGATGACTGCACCGTTATCGCTAGACCCTACGTCCGCCTGATACACGCCATCGGATGCACCATAATAAAGATTGTCTCCAAGAACCTCGAAACATATGGCATTCCATCCTGTGAATTTAGCCCATGAACCATTGCTGGTATTCATGACATATTGATGGGCTTCCAGGGTTTCTGTTGTGGGTACGTTGATTATTAGTTTCTTGCCAAATGGGTGTATAATAGGCTGCCAGCCATATACGCCGCCATAGGCTTGTATATCCGTATTAAACAGAGAGCTTATCTTGTCAGTCGCCGCTAGATTCAATTGCGACCTGTCGGTTAGCAACGCTTTTGAAAGCGGGAAAGCCCCGTCTGTTGTTAAAACCAACACATCTGCACCAGCTTTAGTAAAGCACCTCCGACCTATAGGCCTGCCCATACGGAAAGTACCCACAATCGCCCATGTGGTCGCGCTGCTGGGGTCTGTACCTTTATATAAAGCCACCTCACCTTCGCTTGTAATAAACGCGGCATAATCATCGACACCAGAGGCATTATCAATTGTCCAGTTGGCCATTGCCATCAGATAGCCACCGAGTTTAAACAACCCAGATAGGTCAAATTTAGATGCTGCACCCGCTATGCTCGAAACAGGCAAATACCATGCATTAAAACTCTCTTTTTCAATAAGCCAAACACGGTTTTTAAAATTATTAATATGTACACAGTCTGCGGTATCAACACCCGTTATGGTAAGGGAGCCAGCGCCATCTTCATCCCATGCGCTGCCAGTGTAATATTGCAGCTTATCAGCACCGTTAACCATCATTAGGAAAAAGCCGCCTGCCGTACCCATATTGATCGTTTGGAAACGTGAATTTGTAAGCCCGGTGACTACCGCCGCTCCTACCGCCCCGGCTGTTGTAGCATCGTAAATATTGCCACCCGCTACTGCAAATAACTCAGGGGTTATGCCATCATTGTAAAGGGCAAGCGTCTCTACGGGATCAGACACACCTGTTAGGTGCGCTGTCATACCTTTTCTTATATCTACGCTTGATTGCGAGGGAAACCAGTTTTCCAGCGTGACAGCCTCGG